CAACGAAACCAGCATGGGCAAGCTCGGTTTCTCGGCACTCGAATACATCGGTGGCGGCAAGCGGGCTGAGATCGTGCTCGACGGCGGCATCGGCAGTAATATGCCATCGGATACAACGTTCGGTCTCAACACCGATAGTTTCCGTCTGCGTTACAACCCCTCCAGAAACTTCGACAAGCTGTTCGATGGCGACGGCCAGATGCCGATCGACAAAGACGCCATCGCGCAATTTATCGGCTGGATGGGTGAACTCACGATGACTAATCCGCTGTTTAACTGGCGGATGTACGACCCGACACCGGCATTCTTCCGATCTAGAGGAAGAATTGTCGAGCTGCACTACCCGGGATCCAAGAACTGGAGCGCACATCCGGCGACCTCGTTCTCGAACTGGATTACCGATCCGACAACCGGCGAGCAGGTCAAGGTGACCTACGCCGAGAGGTTTCGGCGGCAGTACCAGCAGTTCAAGGCGCACGCCACCCAGACCAAGGTCGGCACGCCGCTGCAGCACGTTCCTTTCCTGACCGAGGCTCGCCGCGCCGAGCTGCGTGCGCAAAACATCTACACAGTCGAGGCGCTGGCGCACATCGATGGCCAAGAGCTGAAGAACCTCGGCCAAGGTGGTCGCGACATGAAAAATGCCGCAATGGAATACATTGCGACAACGCAGACTGGCGCCATCAGTGCGCAGGTGCAGGCCGAGCTGGAGGCGCTGCGCGCCAAGAACCAAGTCATGGAAGAAGATCTCGCCGCGCTGAAGGCCGCAAAGGTTCCCGGCCCGAATGACGAATTCGACGAGATGGATCTGGCGCAGCTGCGCGAGTACATCACCTCCAACACCGGACAAGCTCCGCTTGGCACGCTCAACCGCAAGAACCTGTTGCGGCTGGCGCGTGACGCGGCACCGGAGAAAGCCAGCGCAGCGTGACAATTCTGTCGGTGGTGAAGGATGTCTGCGCGACCGTCGGCGTGACGATGCCGCAGAGCGTATTCTCCGGCATCACCGGCAACCGGACCATGCAGGAGATGCTATCGCTCGCCAACGAGATGGCGCAGCGCATCGCCTACGACACCCGCGACTGGACGAAGCTTCGAAAGACACAAACCCTCGTCGGCAACGGCGTCGCCACTGGCTTCGACCTGCCGGTCGATTACAAGCGCATGCTGCTCACCGCCAACGTTTGGCGCTCGACCTCGGCGCAGTGTCCGATGACGTTCATCCCCGACACTGACCAGTGGCTGAACCGTCGTGCGCTTGCTTGGGTCGACCAGCCGTGGGGCGAGTGGACGATGCTGGGCGGGCAGATGCTGATCGCGCCGACCATGTCGGCAGGCACCACCGCCTACTTCGCCTACCTGCACAAGAACTGCGTGACGCTGGCGTCTGGCGGTATCGGCGATAGTTTCCAAGCCGATGGCGACAGCTTTGCGCTCGACGAGCGGCTGCTCAAGCTCGGGATGATTTGGCAATGGAAAGCCAACAAGGGCGCTGCCTATGCCGAGGACATGGGCACTTATGGCGATGCGCTTAATTCGATCGCAGGACGCGACCAGCCAGCGCCAATCATTATCGGCCGCCGACCGATGGCGGCTGTTGTGCAGGCCTCTTATCCGTTCCGGATGCCGTAATGAGCCAGCACCAGACATTCCGCCGTGTCGCTGTGCAGCAGCAAGTCGCGCAGCAGATCCAGACCACGACGCTACCTGCACCGACGCGTGGGCTGATCCTGAATGAAAACGAAAGCTACATGCAGCCCGGCGGGGCGCTGATCTGCGACAACTGGAAGCCGACCATGAAGGGTGTGTCGCTGCGTGGCGGCTGCATACGGTGGGCGACGCTGCCAGAAGCCACGCCGGTTATTTCGTCCTTTAACTACGCCAGTGGCAGTAACCGCCAGATGTTCTTCGCCAATGACTGGCTGGTTGTCGTCCACGATGCCGGTGATGCGCCATTGCGCTACAACGGTACGTCGTGGGTGACGCTCAACGGCACGCCACCGCCTGACTGGACCAACACGCACATCTTTGCCGTCAACGATCGCGCGCTCGACACCGACGATCGCAGCTACTGGAAATGTCTGGTGGCGCATACCAGGGCCGCCGCAGGTACCTTCTCCGCAGACCGCCTCGCGCATCCGACGTTCTGGACCCTTGATCTGCCTGCCGATGGCGCAGGCTGGATTGTCGGTCCACCAGGATCTGCCGTGGTCGGCGGTCTCAATCTTGTTTATGTCTGCAAATATCGAAACCGCTATTTTTTCATCGAGGAAAACTCGATGAACGCTTGGTACCTGCCGCTTAATGCGGTCAGCGGCGCGTTGCTGAATATCCCGCTATCGGGCGCGGCTACCAAGGGCGGCAAGCTGTTGTTCGCCGCGACATGGTCGATCGACGCTGGCGACGGCATCGACGACAAACTAGTGTTCGCCACCGACCTTGGCGAGCTCATCATCTTCTCTGGCGGCAACCCATCGAGTGCCGCCGATTGGCGGCAAGAGGGCCGCTATGAGATGAGCCCGCCAATGGGGATGAACGCGCATATGGCACTCGGTGGTGATCTCCTGATTGCGACCGTCGACGGCATCATTCCGACCTCAGCGGCGATCACCAAATCGCGCGAGGAGCTCGAGCTCGCTGCCGTCACCAGAACGATCAAGCCGATGTGGCGCGAGGAGGTGATCGCCAAGCGCAGCTGGCCCTGGACGATGACCAATTGGGGCGAATACGGCGCGGTGTTTACTACGTTCCCCGGCGGCTTGCCGGGCGCGCAATATTGTCTGGCCACCAATGCCGCTACCGGCGCGCATGCGCGGTTCACCGGCTGGGATGTCACATGTTTTGCCCAGATGCGCGGCGACATGTTCTTCGGCACCCAGACCGGGAAAATCATGCAAGCCGACCGCACCGGCTATGACGACGGTCTGCCCTACGTCGCCATCCTGGTTGGCGGCTGGGAGATGTTCCAGTCAGCTTCGCAAACCGTGACTTGGCGACAGGCGCGGGCCTCGTTCGCCACCCGTGGCAACCAGCCATTCCAGCCGCAGCTGTCGACCACTACCGATTACGTCATCACCCTGCCGCCAGTGCCGCCAGCCGGTGCGGATCCTGGCGTGCTTGACCTTTGGGACAGTGGCCTATGGGACACTGCCCGATGGGACAGTGGCGTGCCGCCGCCGCTGGTGGTGCGCAATACGGGCTGGGTTTCGATCGGCCAGACCGGCTTCAGCCACGCGCCGATCGTGCAGGTGACCGTGGGCCAGTCGGCTCGGCCAGAAGTGGATCTGATCTCCATCGCTGCGACGTTCGAGCGCGTCGGGATAACCGTGTGAGGGCGCCATGAGCGACATCAACATCAGCGGCATTCCGTATATGGGCTTCCAGGGCGGTGGCGGCGGCTACCTCGGCGGCATCCCAAACCAGCAGCCCGCCATGAGCGCCGCCCAAATCAATGCCTCGATGTGGGGCAACTACGCGCCATGGATGGCGCAGCAGACCCTTGACCAGATCTACGGTGCCGGAGGTTTTGGCGCGCAGACTGATTATTATTCCGCGCTGGCAGCCGCCTATGGCCGCAATACCGGTGGGTTTGGCGGGTATGGTGGTGCACCAGCGCCAGCGCCACAGGGACCCGCGCCCGATCCCTGGGCCGGTACCGGCTTCGATCCAATCCAGTATCTATACGACAACCCCGATGTGATGCGCTCCGCTACCGGCGACCCCTCGACCTTTGCCTATAACCACGCCCGAAATTACGGCATGCCGGAGGGCCGCCTCGACGAGAGCGTGTTCAATGTCGGCGCCAATGCCGTGCCCTATCTGCAGGGCCGCAACATGTCCGGCAGCTTGAGCCCGCTCAACAGCTATCAGGGCTCGGGCTACAACGCCTTCGATCCATCGATCTACGGTGCCGCGGCGCAGCAAAATCTGGGCTGGCGGCAGCCGACAGCCGCATCGCCGCCACCCGACTTTGATTTCCGCTGGGGCGATACGCCAAACGTCTCCGGGCGGCCGTTCCAGGACCAGTACGAGGAGTTCTTCAACGACGCCACCGGCGTTCGCAGGGGCAGCCAGGGCGGCTGGGAGCAGAGCTACTACGAGCAGAACCCTGACGTTCTGGCGGCTGCTCAGGCCAGCGGACAAGGCCTTAACGCCTTCGCGCAGCAGCACGCCAACCAGTACGGCGGTGACGAGCACCGGCAGTTGTTCGACAGCATCAAGTATCTGCAGAACAACCCTGACGTCGCCAAGGCGGGTGTCGGCGCCTGGGAGCACTACAACAAATGGGGTCGTGGCGAGGGGCGTCAGGAAACCCTCGGCAATGTGTTCGACCCCAAGACCTATTTGATGAACAACCAGGACGTCGCCGCGGCTGGCGTCGACCCGCGAACGCACTGGCTGCAGTACGGCCAGCAGGAGGGACGGCAGGGTGGCGGCATCATCACTGGCTCGCGCGACAACATCGCCCGCGCCATGATGCAGGGCACGCCAGAGGGTGGCGCGCTGGGGATGAACGGCCCCGGAGGTCGTTTCTACGGCGACTGGAACCCGATGTCCGGCGGTCTCCTGACGGCGCAGCAGCTGCGCGACCAAGGCAATGCCGTCAACATGCCGAGCGGTCAATTCGGCGGCCACCCGCCGCAGACCTTCGGCGCGCCGCCAGCAGGCAACCTCGGCGGCCAGGGCATCTACCAGGATCCATTCGGCGGGCTCGGCTATGTACCGGGCGGCGGAATTCAGCCACCGGCCGCGTGGCCAATAGACACCAGCGGGTATGGCCCATGAGCCTCGAATACGTCTACGGCCAAAACGGGATCGTGTCGGCTTTCGTGGCGCGGCTGATCCCGCATTGCGCACGTGGCTTCGGGTTCAACATCCAGACCATCGGCGTGGTCGACGGTGGCGACCTAATTGCTGGCATCGTTTACCAGAATTGGGAGCCGGAGGCTGGTGTCATCGAGATCACGGCCGCCGCCCTGCCCGGTGAACCCTGGCTTTCACGTGAAACACTCCGGCACATGTTCCAGTACCCGTTCCTCATCTGCGGCTGCCAGATGGTAGTGCAGCGAATTCCAGCCGACGACGAGCGTCAGGAATGGATGATGTCTCGCTTCGGTTACATGCTGATCAAGGTACCGCGGATGTATGGCCGCAACCGTGACGGCGTGCTGGCGCTGCTGACGTATGAAGACTGGGCAAGCAACAAGTTCAACCGACGATTTGGTCATCATCTAAGGCCAAATATTGTCAGAGAGGCCGCAGAATGAGCATGCCAGGAGCACCACAGGACGACCAGCGTAACGCCATCACGATGGCATTGATGGGCATCGCCAACCCGCCGGGGAAGGGCCAGCTGCCGCAGCAGCCCGGGTTTGGGCCGGGCATGATGCCGCCTAAAAACGTCAGCCAGGGCATGACCGCCATGGGCAACGCCATGGGCAGCATGGGTCCGCAACCTCCCGGACCGCCGATGCCGCTGGCGCCACCAATGCCGCAGGCCGGACCTCCGATGCAGGGCGCACCGCCGCCTCAGGGCATGCCGATAGGCGCAGGCATGCCGCCGGGTGGAGGTATGCCTGCGTCGCCACCGCCGCCGCCGATGCCGCAGGGGCCGGAAGGGATCTACTAGGAGACGACCATGAGCAAGCCAGATCCTCCGCAACCGCCCAATCCTTATCAGACGGCAGCGGCGCAGACCGGCACCAA